CTTTCTCTGTAGATGGGTTAAAGGTAATCAACTCTGACCCAGAGTTTGAATACTTTCTTAAGAAGCAAGGCGTAGACCCTAGTTCTCTTGGCCAACTTAGTGATAAAGAGTTTGAGAAGCTTACTGTAGGTCCAGACTCTCCTAGAGAAAAAGCTAAGACTATAAAGAAAGCTAAAGAAAAACTTTATATTCAAGGTCGCCTCGGTCTTTTGATTGATGGCACAGGTGATGACTACGCCAAGATAAAGAAGAAAAGGCAAGAGTTGATAAAGTATGGTTATGATACCTATATGATTTTTATTAATACTACTCTAGAAGTTGCTCAAGAGAGAAATGCGACAAGAGATAGAGTCTTACCAGAGAAGATGGTTAAAGAGATATGGACAGCGGTTCAGAAAAACTTGGGTAGGTTTCAAGGTTTGTTCAAACAAAACTTTACCATCATAGATAATACTGAAACTAGAGTAGCCAAGAGGGAGAATGATAATAGATTGTTTGAAAAGCATATCTATATGGCTATCAAGCGTTTCATGCGCACTCCTATAAAGAGTGGCATTGCTAAGAAATGGATTAAACAACAAGGTGGCAGATGATGAGATTACGAGAAGCGGTAGGTAAAAACTTTTGGCTTAGTGAAGATGAACTTCATGTTGCTATATCTAACTTAGATGGTTGGGAAGTAGATGGTGACTACATTAAGAAGAAGTATCAGTTTGAAGACTGGAAGAAGATAACAAAGTTTTTGGAAATCATTGCTGCCTTGGTTAAGAAAGAAAACCACCATCCACAACTCAAGTTGGATAGTAAGAATAAGTGGGCAGAAGTAATGCTGCGTTCTCACAATCAGAACACAATCACCAAGTATGATACAGAGTTTGCTAATAAGCTAGACAAGAAGGTAAAGTAATGTTAGTTACTGAGCCAGCTCAAATTAAATGGATAGAGCTATTAGAAAAACAAGGCAAGAAATCTGATGATACTTTGCTTCGCCTATCTATAAAGGGTGGCGGTTGCTCTGGCTTCCAGAAAGGGTTAGATTATTGTTCTTCTGAAGACCTTACAGAGTTGGATGTAGTAACTGAACATGGAGAAGTAAGGGCTGTAGTCGATGCGAAGAGTATGCTTTTTCTCCATGACGCAACCATTGATTATGTTGATGGCTTGATGGGTGCAGGTTTTACTATTGTAATACCATCTGCCAAAAATACTTGTGGATGTGGAGACAGTTTTAGTGCATAGCCCTGTTGACTTGACTTGTGATACGTGCCAAAATAAAAGTGATGCATTGTATAGGGTAGTGATAGACAAGGATTATAACGCTATTATAAAACGCCCCATGTGGAACTGTAAAGAATGTTATGAGAAGAAGAATAGAGAACGTGAAAAAGTGTAAAATGTTAGATATCCAATTTCCGGGCCGACCCAATTTTTTGCTTACGTGAAGGAAAATCCATTATGAAGTTAAGAAACATATTAGAGGCTATGTATAGCACTACTCAATACTGGATACTTCCAAGTGGGAAGGTCAAGAAGATGAGAAGGGGGCATGAAGAATACCTTACAGATACCGGAATGACTTATGGTCAGGCATTCAAGGATGGTCATATTCGTCTGGCGGTTGATGATAATGACGGCACCCCTTCTGCGGAGTGGAGTAATGACGCAACTGCAGCGGCTAAAAAATCATTAGGGGCTTTTATAAAGAAAAGTGATGAGGATGTTTTGTATTATGATCTTGTAAAGCCCAATAAAAAAACAGCAGCGTATCGGCAAGTAGATTACTTAAAAAGTGGTGGCACAGATTACAAAGGGTATATGAAAATAAAATGAAAACAGTAAAAGATTGGACTTGTTTAATACTTACTAGTGGATTGATGCTATTGCTAATGATAATAGTTATGGGTGATTTCTACGTTTCTTTGCAAGAGCATCGTCCTGTAGATGAAAGTGTAGTCAATCTTTTACAAATGGCTGTAACTGGTGTGATTGGTATCATTGCCGGTTACTTAAGTGGTAAAGAGAAAATATAATGAAATTAAATGAATCGTGGGGCCAAAGAGACAGCAAACCTGTTAATGTAAATAAGACTCGTTCTATAGCTGGTAAGGTTATCAAAAACATTTGGGTTGAGTTAGATAAAATAGGGGCCAATAGCCCATCTGATAGAAGACGATATCTAGATGCTATTCTTATTTCTTTAGAGCAACGTGGTCATAAGATGATAGATAGGAAACTGAAAAAGGCTCAACAACGATGAAACTCGTAGATGTTATAGAAGCTCATAAGTATTCTAAAAAGGATGGGCGAGACTATGATAAGGAGCGAAAATTCAATGATACACCCAAGGCCCGGGCCTATCGGGCTAAACTCAATAAATACAATAGAGACAAAGGTACGTATGGAAACGGTGACGGAAAGGATGCGTCACATAAAGACGGACGAATCAAAGGATTTGAACCTTCGTCCAAAAACAAAGGAAGAAGAGAAAAAAGCAGAAAACCCAAAGGAGATGGATAATAGAGGTCAAGCGGCTGAGCCAATGTTAGCATTGCGATTGATTAAAGATTTAAAAGCGCCATCCATTTTTTTGGAACAACACGCTGTTTTAGAACAAAATGCGGGTGGTACGATTGATTATGTAGGATGATATTTATTTTACGTAATTCTGCAGAACAGGTTAATGTAGAAACTAATACTCTACAAGGAGAATATGTATGGAATTTGGACCCATTTTTGAAAACGTAGCTAGTGTATTCGCACTGTTGATTGCGCTTTCAGTTATTATTGAAAGAGGTTTGGCTACTGTTTTCGGTTGGAAGTATTATGTGAAGCTGTTAGGTGGCAGAGGGCTTAAGGTTCCCGTCACACTAGCTGTTTCATTTGTAATAGCCCAGCAGGTACCAGTTGATTTGGTCGCAATGTTGTTTGATGGTGAAGCTTCATTGTTAGGTCAAGTATTAACGGCTGGCTTACTAAGCGGAGGCTCCAAACGCATCGCAGAAACCTTCGGGGATTTGAAGAAGGCTGCTGAAGAGTTGAAATAGGACTCGTTAGAATATGTAAGCCGTCTTTCTGGCGGCTTACATACTTTTTTTAGTTTAGTAATAAAACTTTTTGGATTAAAATAATATGAAGCTAAAAACTATTATTAAAGAAGATGAAGGTAGCATTAGAGACTTAATGGCTCGTTTTGCTATCGCTAACAATAAAGACAGTGAGCGCGCCCATGACAAGTGGGGTGGTATGATAGCTGCTCGCTTAATGGATTTAGGTTTTGTATGGAAAGTTCGCAGACAGATTTTAGCCGCCTTGGATGATGTTACTAGCCAAAAGCAACTGGATAAGATAATAGCTCAGTATAAACTATATGGCGACTATGCTGATACTTTTAAGCCAACAGAAGCTACTTTGGCTAATGCCTTGAGAGAGGCAGAAGAAGAAGGTATTAACTCTTCAGATGTGCCTAATACTGAAAAGAAGTTTAAGTTAGTATTAGAAATTCCCTATACTACTTCAGACAATAAAGATCAAAAAATGAGGCGACTCAAGTATGACCTATCTCTGAACAATATTGAAGTAGAAGCAATAGATGGCATTAATGTTGCTGAGTTAGATAAAGGCGTTTTAGATTATCAAGCTGTTGTATATATAAAAACTACCATGACTCGCACAGAGTTAAACACTATTCTTGAACCTGATTATAAAATAGCAAAGATGCAACGTCTAGACCAAGAGCCTGCAGAAGATGCCTGATCCTAAAACTACCAATAAAGTTGTAAGAGTTTTGATTGATGGCATAATGAATAGGCAAGTTATACGTATTCGGTATGAGAAAACATCTAAAGTTTTTAAACGACCAGAACCTGCAGGTCGTATAGAAAAAGGCGATACAGTAACTAGAACACTTGAGCCTTATGAAATAAAGCATGAAGGTGAAAAAGAGTTTTTATGGGCTTACGATACAAAAGCTCGGCATATAAAGAAGTTTAATATAGAAGGTATTTCTAAGGCTCGACTTATGGATAAAGTATTTCAACCTAACGAAGCTTGGATACAAGGATGAATGAACAAGAACTAAAAGAGTATGTTAGATGCCGTAAAGACCCTGTTTATTTTTTCAAAACATATGGAAGAGTAAGACATCCCCGTAAAGGTCTTATACCTTTTGACTTATATGATTTTCAAGAAGATACTTTAACAAGTTTTTTAGATAGCTCTTACAATATTATTTTAAAAGCACGGCAGTTAGGTATCTCTACCTTATGCGCTGCTTATGCCGGTTGGTTGGCTAACTTCTTTAAGGATAAAGAAATCTTTATTCTTGCTACGAAGAGAGAAACAGCAACTAACTTGGTGGATAAAGTAAGAGTGTTCCTTGAAGAGATTCCCGACTTTTTAAAGAGTGAACTATTAGTTGATAACCGTCAAAGTATGGAACTCGCTAATGGCAGTAAGATAAAAGCTGGTGCTACAGGCACTACTTCTAAAGACGCAGCTCGTTCAGAGGCTTTGAGTCTTTTGATTGTTGATGAGGCAGCTTTCATTAAAGCTATGGATGATATTTGGATTGCCGCTCAACCTACTCTATCTACAGGTGGTGATTGTATTGTCCTGTCTTCGCCTAATGGTATTGGTAACTGGTTTCATAAAAGTTACATAGAAGCGGAGGCAGGGACTAGTGAAAAAGTGGGTGATAAACACATTTCTTTTAAGCCTATAAACTTGCCGTGGAACTTGCATCCCGATAGAGATGATGAATGGGCAAGAAATGAAAAAAGAAAAATAGGTGACCAAGCTTTTGCGCAAGAGCATGGTTGTGACTTTCTTCAATCGGGTAACAATGTAGTTAGTGTAAAGGCGATTCAGTGGTATGAGGAACATCCTACCGAAGAAGAGCAAGCGGATGATGGTTATAGACCTTATGTTCGTGAACCCCAAGAAAAGACTTGGGTAGATAAAGGGTTATGGATCTGGAAGTATCCCGACTATACAAAACAATATATGATAAGCGCTGACGTTGCAAGAGGTGATGGTAATGACTTCTCTGCGTTTCATGTTATTGATGTAGAAAACTATGAGCAAGTAGCAGAGTATAAAGGTAAGGTTAATACGGATGCTTATGCTCATCTCCTTCACAACACCGCAGTTCAATATAATAATGCATACATCGTAGTTGAAAATGCTTCAATGGGTCATCATGTGGTTATGAAAATCATAGAGATGGAATACAAAAATATGTATTGGACTATAAAAGACTTAACAAAGATACATGAAAGTAACGCCAACCAGTTACACTATGATATTTATAATGTTCCGAAGAATGCTGTGCCTGGTTTTACTATGAGTATGAAAAGTAGACCAGCTTGTATAGCACGAATGGAAGAAGACTTAAGGACACATGATTTTATATTACATTCAAAGAGAACGGTTGCCGAGTTAGAAACCTTTGTGTTTCATAATGGCAAGCCAGAAGCATTAGCCACATATAATGATGACCTTGTTATGTCACTAGCTATGGGAATGTATGTTAGAACAACAACTCTTAAGTTCAATAGTCAAGAGGAAGAAATGACCAAAGACTTATTGCAAGGGTTGAGTTTTAATAATACCCCTTATGAGTTCGGTGTTTGGAATGCGAAGTCACAAGAGCAAGAAAAACAGTGGACGTTTGATGCCGGTGGTGGGCAGAAGGAGGATATGAGATGGCTAGTGTAGATAGTAATGGGTGGAGTAAGTATGAAAAGTTAGTAATGGATAAGTTAGATGAGCATGATGAACGGTTTGGTAATGTAGAAGAGAAGCTCACCCAAATACAGGTAGACATCGCAACTTTAAAAGTTAAAGCAGGTCTATGGGGTGGAATAGCAGGTTTGATTCCGGTAGTGATTGCAATAGTTATGTTTATGGCTAGTAAAGGCTCAGCAGGTTAAACAAAGGATAATAGAATGGCGGATAGATTTGATCTACTAAAAAGATTACTAAAGGGTGGTTCGGCAACCTATAAGGTGCCTACGGAACGCCCCTCAAATATGAGCCAAAAGAGAGCTTTTGATTCGTTTCATAAGGCTACTCAAACTTTATATGGCGAGGGATTGGTTGGTGGTGCAGAACGCATTGAGCGTGTGCGCGACTATGAAGAGATGGATCACTATCCAGAGATTACAAGAGCATTAGATATTTACGCTGACGATTCAATGACTTATGCGGAAGATGGCAAAACCGTTCAAGTCGTTTCTGATGATGAAAAGATTGTTGGTGAGTTAGAAGAGTTACTATATCAGAGATTAGACATTGATTTCCATTTGTGGACATGGATTAGAAATATGTGTAAGTATGGGGATCATTTTAATCTATTAGACATTGTAAACAAAGAAGGTGTATTGGGTGCCATAGCGATGCCCGTTAGCGAAGTAGAGAGAGAAGAGGGGTACAATAACGATCCTAATAGCTTGAGGTTCAAGTGGACTTCACAAGGGAATACCGTTTTTGAAAACTACCAGATATCTCACTTGCGCATTTTGGGCGATGATAGATTTTTGCCGTATGGTCGGTCAGTATTGGATTCCTCAAGAAAAGTATGGAAGCAATTGTTGATGGCTGAAGACGCAATGTTAATCTACCGCATTAGTAGAGCACCAGAAAGGCGGGTATTTTATGTTGACGTTGGAAACATTCCACCCAAAGATGTGGAAGGATACATGCAAAACGCGCGTGATAAACTTAAGCGCATACCAGTGGTGTCAGAGGCAAGCGGAAATGTTGACTTACGTTATAATCCCGAATCTATATTGGAAGATTTCTTTATTCCAGTTCGGGGTGATCGCGGCAGTAGGATTGAAACCCTTCCTGGCGGAGAAAATGCTGCTGCTATTGAAGATATTCAGTATCTCCAAAATAAACTTTTTATATCCCTTGGCGTTCCTAAGTCTTATCTTACCGCGGAAGAAGACCTATCGGGAAAATCAACACTAGCACAGGAGGATATTAAATTTGCGAGAACTATTCAACGTATTCAAAAGATTGTTGTCAGTGAACTGGCGAAGATATCACTTATCCATCTCTATCTGCGTGGGTATGATGAGTCAGCTATTTATAACTTTGACTTGAAACTAACTAACCCATCTACCATTACAGAGATGATGCATCTTGACTTGATGGATAAGAGGTTTGGCACTGCAAGAGATATGGCAGACTCTGATATTATATCTTCATACTATGTGCAGAAGAATGTTCTCAAGTTATCTGATAATGAGATTGCTACTATTAAGATTGATCAAGAGAAAGAAGCTGTTGCTAAGAGTATCATTGAGAAGTTGGAGCAGGGTGAGGAGCAACCTGGTATGGGTGGTGGTGGAATG